TTTTTTAAAACTATCTTTCTTTACGTGCAAGAAATGTTGCATTTTAACAATTATTGCGTCCTCGTTATCAGTAAAAATGTCAACATCTATATCACTGGAACCAGGAAAATAATCGTTTCGTTGAACGCTTCCATAAAATAATAATTTAGTGTCTAAATAATTACTCAATTCTTTAAAAAAACGTTGAATTTTTTCAGGTAATTTATTTTTGGTTGTTTCCATTACTACAATAAACCAATATTTTAGCGCAGCGCTTATTTGGATTCATTCATAAGATTGTGTAAAATCGTGTCTCTGTTTTTATTCGTGACATCTCCAGATAAATAAGCAGATTCATAAATTGCTCTTGCACAGTCATTAGGTATTGAACTTCCATGTCGAATCAAATGATGTTCTTGTAAATGCGTTCGCACATCAAGTATAGGTTTTCTTCTTAAATCTTTTTGTGCAATAAGAATTTCGTTCTGTGTTGCTTTATTTTTCAAGAGAATACCTACTTTTTTTTGCGTTTTAGATTTTCCGAGGGTGTATTTTTTTAGCGTTGTTTTTTTTGTTATTTTTTTAACGGGTCCTTCCATCAGAGCGTCATCGAGAGAAAACTCTTCTGGTTCTACTTCTAATGCGCCTGCTTGTTCTAACGACGCATCCAAAATGGGCGCACTGGGAATAACAATATTTGATTCATTTGTTGTTTGTTGTATTGGCAAAGGTAATGTGGCAGTTGTGGTTTGACATAATAAATTTTGTTTCATTTGTTGTTCCATTTGTTCCTGTTGTTTTTGTTGTTTTATTTTTTGTTTCAACATCTCCAGTTTTTTTTCACGTTCATTCATTACACTGGTTCTGACGGATTCTTCTATTTTCAGAGAAGGTTGTTCGATTGGTTCTCTCTGCTTTCGGGTCCAACACCTATAAGTTGGTTTAGAACCATTTTTCAAACATCCCCATGGGGGTTGTGGTGCGATTTGAGAAGGACGCAGTTGCATAATTTCCGTCGCGTAATGAGGTGGTTCATGGTGAACTTGTGGCATAAGTTCTTCTGGCAAAGTCAGTGACACTTGTTGTATAAATTGATTCGGTTGAATAACTGGGTTCGATTGTGTAAATTGACTCGGCTGTGTAAATTGAGTAGTGCGTTTTATTGTTTTATTCGCCAACATTTCTCTCTTTTTTTGAATTCCAACGTCCTCCTTATTTTTTTTAGATAATGTCGTTAAATATTGAATAGAATCCGTAAACTCGTCTGTAAACGTAGATATATCTTCTTTTTTTCGAGAAGAACCTAGTTCAGTTTTGATATGGATGGCTGGTGGATTATCTTTATTTTTCCTTTCCTTTATTTTATCCAATAACTTTTTTTTAATAACATTGGGGTTTACTAGATTTAAATTTGGTGTTTTTACTGGTTTTTCCTTTTTTGTTTTTCTCATGGAAGAAACTTTAAACAAGTCTGGATTTATTTTTATAGTTTTATTTACACTTGAATTAGACATTATATATATAAACGAAAAACAATATGGAGTCGATACGCAAGAAATAACATAATATAAAGTTGTTTGCGGCGGCAGAATAGTTATTATTTTGTACGCTAGATGTTATCCACTTTTTATCCACTTTAAAAAAAGTGGAAGAGAGATTGTTTTGCTCCACTTTTTAAAAAAGTGGAAAGAAAACGATTTAAAAAAGAATTGAAATATATAATAACCCTGGTTCATGTCATCCACAAAAAATACTGCGAAAACGATGTCGGATATATCGAATGAAAAAATCAATACATTACGCGAGAATGACGCAACCGATAATTATGACGTTCAACACGACCAATATATTGAAACTCCTTGGGACATTATTGAAAGTTATTTTCGTGGACAGCATTTGGATCGACTGGTTCGACACCAACTCGAATCCTATAATAATTTTGTCAATCACCAAATCATTAAAACCATTGAAATGTTCAACCCCGTTCACATTGCGTCAGAACAAGACTATGACCCAAAGTCAGGTAAATATTCCCTAGAAATATTTGTCACATTTGAAAATTTCCATATTTATCGTCCCCAAATTCACGAAAACAATGGAGCAACAAAGTTGATGTTTCCCCAAGAAGCCAGGTTGCGTAACTTTACTTATTCATCCGCAATGACGTTGGACATGAATATAAAATATTTGATAAGAACCGGTGAGAATCTTGAAAACCTTCAAACCTTATACAAGACTTTGCCAAACATCCATATTGGTAAACTGCCCATCATGTTGAAGTCCAATATTTGCGTGCTGACTCAATACAAACACGTGGAACAAAGCATGACGGGGGAGTGTAAATTTGACACAGGAGGGTATTTCATCATTAATGGTTCAGAAAAAACCGTTTTAGGTCAAGAACGCGCTGCCGAGAATCGCGTATATTGTTTTAACGTGAGTAAAAATAACACAAAGTACACTTGGTCTGCTGAAATAAAATCCGTCCCAGATTTCAAGTGTATTTCGCCCAAACAAATTAACATGATGATTTCGTCAAAGAATAATGGGTTTGGGAATCCGATTTATATTCAGTTACCGCGGGTGAAAGTTCCAATTGCGCTTTTTGTTGTGTTTCGCGCTCTCGGTGTCAATTCGGACAAAGAAATTTGCGAGAAAATTTTGCTGAATATTGAAAGCGAAAAACACGCAACTATGCTACAATGTCTTCAGGCGTCAATCATTGACGCAAACACACTGATGACACAACAAGACGCTATCCGTTTTATTACAAGTTCAGTTATGTATACCCCCATCAACATGGATAAGGAAACGGGTGCCAAGAAGAAACACGAGTTTGCCATGGAAATTTTGAACAACGACTTGTTCCCACATTGTAACACACCCACACAAAAGGTCTGTTTCTTGGGTTACATGGCGAATAAGTTGTTGATGGCGTATAACAACTGGATTCCCGCGGATGATCGCGACTCTTATTTGAACAAGCGCGTTGATTTGACTGGTTCTCTATTGAATAACTTGTTCCGTAATTACTTCAATAAATTAGTGAAGGATATGGAGAAACAGGTCATCAAGGAAATCAATACGGGTTCTTGGAAGTCGACGGATGATTACGAAGGCATTATCAATATGACAAACATTTATAAGATTATCAAGTCCACGACCATAGAAAATGGTATTAAACGCGCGCTTTCTACTGGCGATTTTGGCATTAAACACGTGAATAGTAATAAGGTTGGAGTAGCGCAAGTGTTGAATCGTCTGACTTATGTTGGTAGTTTGAGTCACGCGCGGCGAATTTCTACACCCACGGACAAAAGTGGGAAGTTGATTCCTCCGCGTAAACTGCACAATACGTCATGGGGTTATTTATGTTTAAGTGGCGACACCGAAGTTTTGCTTGCTGATGGTGTCACGACAAAAAAAATAAAGAACATGAATGACGGTGACATGGTAATGACAGTCAATCCTCAGAATCTTGCGAATGAACCGTCGCCGATATTCAATTTCTTTGGAAAAATGCCAGATACGCTTTTTGAAATAACAACTGTAAGCGGTAGAAAAATAAAAGCAACCCCAGAACATCCATTTCTTGTTAACAATTTTGGAAATAATGAATGGAAGAATCTAGAAGACTTAACAACTAGCGATAATATTATTATTCGTCCTTGTGACGATACTGGAAAACAAGAACTTAAAATGGAAAATGTAAAAATTCTTACGAACGGTTATATAAGCGTCCCTATATTGTCTATCAATGAAATTGAACCTGAAATGGTGTATGACTTTACAACTTACAGTGACAATCATTCTTTCGTTGCATCATCATTTGTTTCGTCGAACTGCGCTTCGGAAACTCCAGAGGGTCAGTCTGTGGGTGTCGTAAAAAATCTCAGTTATATGACACACTGTACGATTCAATCTAATACTCTCCCAATTTACGAATATGTTACTCCACACATTATACCCCTAGAAAGTTTGACACCGCAACAAATGTTTGAAAAGGTAAAGGTGTTCGTGAATGGCGCATGGATAGGTGTCTCTGAAAATCCACAAGAGTTATACTTGATGTTAAAGGACAAAAAGCATCAAGGAATTATCAACGTCTATACATCCGTAATCTTTGACTATAAAATGGGTGAAATTCGCGTTTGTAATGACGGAGGTCGTCTAACCAGACCGGTTCTTCGCGTTAAAAATAACAACTTGTTGTTGAAAAAGACCACGCTCAAACAGTTGAAAACCGGTGAATTGACATGGGATGACCTACTTACCAATTGTCGATTGGAAAATGCGCTTCTAGAATACATTGACCCCGAGGAGCAGTCATTTGGAATGATCGCGATGAAACCAAAGGACCTCGTTCAAAATCCACTTGAAAAACACACCATTCATCATTATACGCATTGCGAAATTCACCCCAGCACAATCTTCGGTGTGTTGGCATCTTGTATTCCGTTCCCAGACCATAATCAATCTCCCAGAAATACCTATCAGTGCGCTCAGGCCAAACAGGCAATGGGTGTATATGTCACCAACTACGAACAAAGAATGGATAAAACCGCGTATGTCTTGAATTACCCGGGTCGACCACTCGTCGACACCCGTATCATGGATATGATTCATATCAATAAAATTCCGTCTGGGTTTACAGTGGTTGTTGCGATTATGACGCACACTGGATATAATCAGGAGGATTCACTCTTATTCAATAAGGGTTCCATTGACCGTGGTTTGTTCCAAGCAACAATTTATCATACAGAGAAGGATGAAGACAAACAAAAAATCAATGGAGATGAAGAAATTCGTTGTAAACCCGACCCGACCAAGACCAAGGGCATGAAATTCGCAAACTATAATAAAGTGAATGGAAAGGGAATTATTCCCGAGAATACATTGGTAAAGAATCGCGATGTTATTATTTCCAAGGTTACACCAATCAAGGAAAATAAAAACGACCATACCAAGTTGATTAAGTATGAAGACCAAAGTCGAATCTATAAAACCGATGAAGAAACCTATGTAGATAAAAACTATATTGATAGAAATGGCGACGGTTATAACTTCGCCAAAGTGAGACTACGTGCCGTGAGAAAACCTGTTATTGGTGACAAGTTTTCAAGTCGTAGTGGACAAAAGGGAACCATTGGCGATATTATTCCTGAAGAAGACATGCCTTTTACAAGAAGTGGTATTAAACCTGACCTTATTTTGAACCCTCACGCAATCCCATCACGTATGACTATTGGACAATTGAAGGAGACTGT